AATGTAATCGCGGCAACAGTAAGAACTGCACTTCTCAAGAATTGTAAGTGATTACTTGTTTAGTTACGAACTGGGGAATAACTGTTACTCTCGGTTTGTTGTTAACTGCATCTGAGTGGTTAGCTAAAACTAAACGATTTGAGGAAAACGGTCTATTAGATTTAGTAACTCATTTTTTAAAAACAGTTTTAAACCATAAGAGAGACCAAAAGTAAGGTCTCTCTTTTTTATAAATATTCATAGCAAAAATATTTTTTTACGGAAGAAAGACATGGCACTCTGGGGAAATAACGATGCCGTTGGTTCTGGTGGCACAGTATCTTTAAATTATTCTACTCTTGTAGTAACGGGAACTGGTACTACTTTTGGCCAAACAGGTGCGGCACAAGAAGGTGATGTTATTAGATTTGGAACTCGTGGTGGTGGTGGAACTTATTTCGGAGATGCTGTAATTGTTTCTATTGCAGGCACACAATCTCTAACCATTGGATCTACTGCAGGTCTCAGTGGAGCAGCAATTTCTGGTGCGGCATTTAAAGTAAGTCAATTGCCAAAGTACACCACTTTAGATTCTCACTATAGTGAAACTAACAGTGGTTACGATTCTTTAGTATATGGTATTTCAACCACCACTACTGGTTCTTATCATGTATCTCATGAAGGCTGGGTTGGTGTTACTACCTACATGGGAACTGAAGGTGAACTGAGAGTCAAGAAAGAAGTTCTTGTTGCGATGTCTGGTATTAACACTGCAACTAACGGATTTGGTGAAGCAATCATCTATCCAACCCAAGAAGGTTGATATAATTTAATATGATTTTTAGTGAATTGAATGAGGACAACTTCCTCTTGTTTGCCATTAAAAACTATGAAAATCCTCAAGCGGTAACAAAAGAGGATTTTGATAAAGACTTGAATCATTTCAAGTATATAAAGAGGTTGTTGAAAAGGTATAGAAATACAGGTGAGTTGAAAGTTCATCTTATTCTTAATCACTTCATTGTTCTTTATAATATTTTTGGAGAAGCAACAACTCCAATGCTTTTTTTTAAAATAGAAAAAGAGTTGTGGTCAGTAATGAAAACCTTTGTTATCTTTTTAAATAAACTGCCTGATTATCCCCATTGCTACATTCATGACATTCCTTTAGATGAAAATTGTTTAACAGAACTGCAAAGAATATCAAATGGAAAAAATTGATAGAGTAATCCAAATTATAAGAGAGAACATGGTTGCAAACGCACCAGGTACTCAAGGTGGATTTAGTGGTTCTGCAGATGCTAAAGGGCCGGTTGCTGGATTTGATCCTGTAATGAGTAGAAAGGGAAAGAAATATATGAAAGGTAAAAGAAAACAATGGTTAGATTACCTCAGATCCTCCAATGGCAGAAGAAATTAAAGTAGCAATCTTAGAGCAAAAACTTGAAGATTTAAAAGACATCATCGTAAAGATTGATGATGCCATTGAAAAAATGAGTGAGGTAAATAGTAATGTAAGCAGGATGCTTGCCGTCCATGAACAAAGAATTACGAAACAAGAAGAAGTTGACAACTTACTCTTTGTTAAAATTGACAAACTCCGTGATAAAGTTGACCGGGATTATGACGCACTCATTACAAGAGTACAGACCATAGAAAAAAGAGTATGGATGGCCATTGGTGCCATTGCATGTGTGACTTTCTTAGTCAATAACACTCGCATGATTGAAATCTTGACACCAGAACCTCAAGCACCTATAATAGAGCAGAGAAACTTTAAGGTTTAATTATGGATTATGTTGATGTTAAATACATCAATTTGATTTCTTCCCGCTTCCAAAAGTTTAAGAGAGTAAAGAACGATCTTTATAACTTTAGGTGTCCTATTTGCGGAGATTCGCAAAGAAACAAGAACAAGGCAAGAGGATACCTGTATCAAGTAAAAAATAATACAAACTTCAAGTGTCATAACTGTGGAGTTAATATTTCATTCAATAATTTTTTAAAGCAGATAGATTCTACTATCCATAAACAATATACTTTTGAAAAATTTAAAGAAGGAAAGACTGGAAAGAATTTTACTGTAGAAGAACCAGTGTTTCATTTTGAAGCACCTAAGTTTAAACCAAAGTTGAATTTGCCAAAAGCATCAGAAAATCCTGACGCAAAATCTTATCTAGAAAGTAGAAATTTAAATCCGGATAAATTTTATTACACTGATCAATTTAAATCGTGGACAAACTCTTTGAAAGATGTCTTCGATGATACAACTAAAGATGAACCTAGGATTATTATTCCTTTGTTCTATCAAAATACTCTTGTTGGATTTCAGGGAAGATCTCTTGGTCCAAGCAAGATTAAGTACATTACTGTAATGCTTAATGATGACGCACCAAAAATCTACGGTCTCGATGAGATTGAAAAGGACAAAACTGTATACATCACAGAAGGTCCATTTGATTCTACATTTATCTCCAATTCAATTGCTCTTTGTGGTGCAGATGGTGATGTTAGTGAGTGGGGTATTAACGATTGTGTGTGGATCTATGATAACGAACCGCGTAATGCAGAAATCCATTCCAGAATATCAAAAGTCATTGATAGTGGACAAAAAGTTGTCATCTGGCCTTCAATAGTAAAGGAAAAGGATATCAATGATATGGTTTTGTCTGGACTTGATGTTAAATCTGTGATAGAATCAAATACTTACTCTGGATTAGAAGCAAAACTTAAATTTACTACCTGGAAGAAAATATGAGCAACGGAACAAAGGTACAAAAGCGTGATGGCCGAATTGAATCTCTTGACCTAGACAAGATGCATTTGATGGTAGAAGAGGCATGTAAAGGTCTTGCAGGTGTCTCTGCAAGTCAAGTTGAAATGAAGTCAGGAATTCAGTTTTATGATGGAATTTCGACTGGAGAGATTCAAGAGATTCTTATTCGCTCTGCTAGTGATTTGATTGATCTTGATCATCCAAATTATCAATATGTTGCAGCTCGTCTTCTTTTGTTTTCTGTACGGAAGCAACTGTATGGAAAAATGAAAGAACTTCCTACCCTAGAGCAACACATTGTCGATTGTGTCTCTGCTGAAGTTTATGATAGTGACATTTACAACAAATACTCTCAAGAAGAGATTGCAAAATCTGATAGTTGGATTGATCATGATCGTGACATGCTATTCACTTATGCAGGTCTACGCCAGGTCGTTGATAAGTACCTCGTGCAAGATAGAAGTAGTGGTGGAGTATATGAAACTCCTCAGTTCATGTACATGATGATTGCTCTGACTATCTTTGCAGAGTATCCAAAAGAAACCCGTATGTCATATGTCAAGAGGTATTATGACGCAATCTCCAGACACAAGATCAACATTCCAACTCCCATCATGGCAGGAGTGCGAACGCCGCTTAGACAATTCGCTAGTTGTGTTCTTGTTGATGTTGATGACACCCTCGATAGTATCTTTAGCTCTGATATGGCTATTGGTAGATATGTTGCACAAAGGGCGGGCATCGGTATCAACGCAGGTCGTATCCGTGGCATCAACAGCAAAATCAGAGGTGGAGAAGTTCAGCACACAGGTGTTGTTCCATTCCTCAAAAAGTTTGAGAGCACTGTCAGATGCTGCACTCAGAATGGCATCCGTGGTGGATCAGCAACTGTCCACTTCCCAATCTGGCACCAAGAAATCGAAGACATTCTAGTTCTTAAGAACAACAAAGGAACTGAAGATAATCGAGTTCGTAAACTTGACTATTCTATTCAAATTTCTAAATTGTTCTATGAAAGGTTTATTAAAGATGAGGAGATTACTCTCTTCAGTCCCCACGATGTACCTGGACTTTATGATTCTTTCGGACTCCCTGAGTTTGACGATCTCTATGTTTCATATGAAAACAATCCGTCCATTCCGAAAAAAACTATTAAAGCACAAGAACTCATTCTCAACCTCCTTAAAGAGAGGGCTGAAACGGGTCGTATCTACATCATGAACATCGACCATTGCAATTCTCATTCATCCTTTAAGGATAAAGTTGAGATGAGCAATCTATGTCAGGAAATCACTCTACCAACTTATCCAATCCAACACATTGATGATACTAGTGGTGAAATTGCACTTTGTATTCTTTCTGCTATTAATGTTGGAAAAGTAAAGTCTGATGAAGAACTTGAGGAACTTTGTGACCTTTCTGTTCGTGGACTTGATGAGTTGATCGACTATCAAAAATACCCTGTAGCAGCAGCAGAAATCGCCACCAAGGCGCGTCGTTCTCTTGGTATAGGATTTATTGGTCTTGCTCACTATTTGGCAAAACTTGGGTTTAATTATGGAGATCAAGAGGCATGGGATGCTATTCATGGTCTTTCAGAGTCCTTTCAATATTATCTCTTGAAGGCATCCAACCAACTTGCCAAAGAAAAGGGCCACTGCGAATACTTTGGTCGTACAAAATATGCTGATGGTATTCTCCCAATTGATACATACAAAAAGGATGTAGATGAAATTACTTCTATTGGTTTAGAGCATGATTGGGAAACTCTTAGAGCATCTATCTTGGAACATGGCCTCAGGCACAGTACATTGTCCGCACAGATGCCATCGGAGAGCAGTTCCGTTGTGTCAAATGCAACAAACGGAATCGAACCTCCTAGAGATTATTTGTCCATTAAGAAATCTAAAAAAGGACCACTCAAACAGATTGTTCCCCAGTATCATACTCTCAAGAACAACTATACGCTTCTGTGGGATATGCCTAACAACACTGGGTATATTAATGTTGTTGCGGTGATGCAAAAGTTCTTTGACCAAGCTATTTCCGGTAACTGGAGTTACAATCCAGAAAACTATGACAATAATGAAGTACCAACTTCAGTTATGGCAAATGACTTTTTGACTACATACAAATACGGGTGGAAAACTTCTTACTATCAAAACACTTATGATATTAAGACTGATGAGGTGGTAGAAGAAAAACCCAATCTTCAAGATTTGCTAAGTGAGTTAAGTTCAGTAGAGGAGGGAGAGTGTGAATCCTGTGCAGTTTAAAATTTCTTCCACGGAAGACCAACAAACCCAGATTAAAGGTATGACAGTTTTTAATACTGAACAAGTGAACACCAAAAAGCAACCAATGTTTTTTGGAAAACCTTTGGGAATTCAAAGATATGATTCATACAAATATCCTATATTCGATAAACTGACTACTCAGCAATTAGGATACTTCTGGAGACCTGAAGAGGTGTCTCTCCAGAAGGATCGTGGAGATTATCAAACACTTCGTCCAGAGCAAAAGCATATCTATACTTCTAATTTGAAGTATCAGATCATGCTTGACTCTATTCAAGGTCGTGGTCCTGGTATGGCTTTTATTCCATACTGTTCACTTCCTGAGTTGGAAGCATGTATGGAAGTGTGGGGATTCATGGAAATGATTCACTCGCGGTCATACACCTACATTATTAAAAATGTTTATTCGGACCCTAGTGAGGTGTTTGATAAAATTGTGACGGATGATCGTATTCTAGAACGCGCTAAGAGCGTTACAGAGTCATATGATGACTTTATTCAATCGTCACAACAGTATGGTGCATCCGATACCTGGTTGCACAACATTGAAGGTGTATCATATGCAAAGGAAACACTTAACGATGTCAAACGAAAGCTTTACAGAGCAGTCGCAAATGTTAACATTCTTGAAGGTATTCGCTTCTACGTTAGTTTTGCTTGTAGTTTCGCCTTTGGCGAACTTAAGCTTATGGAAGGATCCGCTAAAATCATCTCTCTTATCGCAAGAGACGAAAACCAACACCTAGCCATTACTCAGAACATTCTGAATAAATGGCGTGATGGTGATGATCCAGAGATGAAACAGATTATGAAAGAAGAGGAAGAGTGGACATATGCTATGTTTGATCGTGCTGTAAATGAAGAAAAGCGTTGGGCAGATTATCTGTTCAAAGATGGAAGCATGATTGGACTAAACGATAAACTTCTTCAACAATATGTTGAGTGGATTGCCAATAGAAGGTTAAAAGCAATAGGACTTAAACCCCAATATGATATCGCAGCAAACAATAATCCACTTCCTTGGACACAGCACTGGATTTCCTCTAAAGGTCTCCAGGTGGCTCCCCAGGAAACAGAAGTAGAAAGTTATGTTGTTGGTGGAATCAAGCAGGATGTGAAAAAGGACACATTCAGTGGTTTCAAACTGTAATAATATAAAAAAACTTTATAGATAGGGGAGAGCAATCTCCCTTTTTTTATGCCTAAAAATCAACTCACTAAAGACGAACTCAAGATTCGTGTTTTAAAATTAAAAGATAGATTATATCGAGACCAACCAGGTTGGGACTCCAAAGCACTTGCAAATAAATATCTCAACGAAGTACTTGATATAATTGATGAGTATAGATATTGACTATGAAAACCCTTGGATTTATAATGGGGAACCCTTTACTAGTGCTGATATTGGAGATCACTTTGGATTTGTTTATCTAATTTTTAATAAGTTAAATCAAAGACAATACATAGGGAGAAAATACTTTTGGTCATTTAGAACTCCAAAAGGTAAAAAAAGAAAAGTAAAATCAGAATCCGATTGG